GTTAATCCAGCGTAAATTACGATAGTTTCTCTTTCAGTTAGTTTCATAATTGATTTGTTAAAAGTTACTTTTTTATAAGTTTTAATACCCTTTAAGGTATAAAATATATTATTTCGTGCATTTTTATACCATTTAAGGTATAAAATTTTGCTTGTCTTTCCAAGCTGTCAGCGCAGTACATCTCATTGGATTTCGGGCGGCTTTATCAAATGGTCTTTAATTATTTTCGTTTGTAAAAATACTATTTTCCTATTATATCCATCTAAGTTAAGCAATCTTTCTCTCTTGACATCCAAGCACTTATGCAAATCGTTTATGATTATGCCTCCGCCAAGATTGATATTAAACTGATTAGGCTTTGCTAATTGCTCATCTATCCAAGATAGGGCTTGTTGGTAGTTCGATGGTAAGAGTTTCTCTGAATTTGTCAAACTGTGCTTTGTTGATTTTAACATGTCCACGACCTTTTAAAAATGCTTCAATTCTATCTGTGTCTGACCCTAATAGCCATCTCTTAACTCCATCCTTTGTGTAATGGTCATGATAAAGCCTGTCATAGTTAATTTCGATGTATGTGCTTTTATCATCGCTTCGGTAATAGTGTAATCTTGCCTTCTTCATAATGAAATAAATTGATTATTCAATTTCGTAAATAAAAATTTCTACCCTTGGATTAAATTTATCGATTTGTTTCGTCATTTGCAACTGCCAGCAGTTTCGGTCATTTTTAATAATACCAGATTTCTGCAAGCAATCCAGAATAACTTTAGCAGCATTATCAAGGTCGCTTCGATTTGATTGGAAAAACACAGATAATGTAATCCCAAATTTATTATCAAATTCCTTTAATGCTTTAGCAACTTGCCACGCAAATGCCTCCTCATACTCTTTTAACTCTTTAGATTTAAATAAGCGATTATTAGCTATTCGATACCCATTGCTTTTGCTTGGTACCTGTCCTTTGATTGTTAGTAGCATCTCTTATAAGTTTTCGTTTTTCTCTATCTTTTGCATTTTTGCGAATCTGCTCTTCAGTTACATCGTATATCTTAAACCAGCCATTACTCAAAGCTCGTAAACTTAATCTTCTTTTGCAATCGCAGATAAATCTTAAACAATGAGTATTGCCAATCTTGTCAAACCTTTGTACCAAATTAGTCTTTGAATAATCCTTGAAACAAACTGGACAATACAAATGGTCTTTGTCTATTGTTGCTTTTCTATTTGCCATAAGTTTCGTTGTAATATTCTTCTGATTGTTTTGTTGCTTCAATTTCCAATGAAGTTATTAAACCAATTAAATGAGCATCTTTTATCTGCTCTTTCTCCATTTGTATGGCTTGTTCAACAAGTTGCAAATATGCTACCTCAAATACTGCTATTGGTAATGTTTTTGTTGAAGCATTCAAATGAAACTTTAATGCTTCACTTGCAAACCATTCTATTGCCGTTTGTTTATTTTCCATTTGACTTAATTATTGGTATGTAAATAGGATAGAACGATGAGCCAGTAGCAAGCGGAGTAATTCCATAGATTGCTTTATACTTTAGAGCTTGTGGCTTTGGTATCTCTTGCATCTCACAAGATGTACATAATATTGTACATATCAATATTAGTTTTTGCATTTGTGATTCAGTTTGAAAGTATAAGTTCTATTTCCGTAAACATAATAAGTAGAATCAAAGTCATCGTGAAAGTTTTCTTCTACCAGTTTCAAATATACTCTTTTCTTTGGTACATTACTTTTTTCTATTGTATATAAAGTTAGTATTCCAAGTATTCCGATTACGATTAATATTAGCTTTCTCATTTTAAAATAAGGTTAGTTGAACTTTTGGTTTATAGCTTGAATCGTATTTTTGATTTTCTCCTTTTGGATAATTTTCAATTTTATAATTTAAAGACTTTTTAAAATGCTTTTTTAACTTTCCAATAAAATAAATATATCTATGCTTTGACGACCTAAATTTTCTAATTGAATAATCTATATCTTTTGAATAATGCCTTGAATGAGTTCCATCTTCAAAACCTATATCAGTTCTTTCTTTTGTAGCACCAGTATAAATCCAATTTGTTGCTTGATAAATATATCCATTGTGATTCATACTTGTATCAGCATAAGAAACAAGAATCATATTATCATTAATTAGTTTAAGACATTTGCTTACAAAATATGACAATACATTCTTTTCAAGATTATCATCTACACAAAGCCTATTTAATTCATATACATATTTACTATTTTCTTTTCCACAAACTCCATCGCATAAACTTGGAGATGCTGGCTTTCCAATTGTCATAACTCCACATAATATGTTTGCATTATATAAGCCAAAAGCAAAAGAAATAGATGGTATTCTTTTAGCATAATGCTTATTTAATAGCCAATCGTATGTCAAATTACTCTCAATACTAATTACTTTATATTTATCAATTATGGCCATTATTCTATAGGTTTAATATTGCCAGCTTCATCTAATCTTACATCGAAGTCTGCCAAGTTCTGAATAAATTTTTTATAACCTTGCACCTTAGCCAAGTTTACATCGCCATTGCACTTGCTCCATATCTCTTGCTTTTCCTCGCCTGATAATCGCAGTATTCCAGTTTCCTTAGCTATGTCATACAATGAGCTTAATCCTCCCTCATACCATTTAAACTTCTTATCGTTTGCCAAACTATGAGCATAGTCATTAGCGTTAACTATTGCTTGTGCTTTCAGTTGTTCTTGGCTTGGCTTAGGTAATGGCTTATCCTCAACTACCCTTTGCGATAATATTCTGGTTTCCTCAGCATTAAATTCTAAATACCTTGCCATGATTCTGCCAAAGTATTCGCATGAAAAATTTTCATAGCATTTAGCATCTATACCAAGCTTACCAGAAACAGCCAAATCAAAAGCCAATTTTACTTGGGCCACAGTTATGTTTGCAAAATTCGATTTGATAAAATTAATCAGCACAAACTTTTCTTCATCAGTTGGCATATTGTTGGCCCGTAAGCCAACTAAAAGCATCGAGTAACGTAATACCTGCTTTAAATCATTTTCGTCTGTTACACGCAAAGTCTGGCCCTTTGTCGCAAGCATCAGCTGCTCAGCTAAAGCATTACCAATTTCTGAGGGCCTCCATTCTGTCAATGCTTGTGCCTCCCGATTTGTTTGTGTTAGTTCCATTGTTTTTAAATTTAGTTGAGTTTGTCATCCAAGTTTTAATTCTCCTTGCAATATCAAAATACTTTTCGTTTTCCCATCTCTCTTTTCCCTTTTTATCTTTTTCGGTCCAGTAGGAATAAAAATTATCATACTCATCTCCTAATTCAATAACATATTTTAAAAGTTGAACACTAAAAGATACTTTACTTTCTTTTTCTTTTATTTCATTTACTTTACTTTCCTTTTCTTTCCTTTGTTCAACGGTCGTTGAGCGGTCGTTGAGTTGTCGTTTAGCGGCAGACTTCAATCCTGCTTCTCTGCGCTGCTCTTTCATTCTAAAATATGGCTCTAAATAAACCAGCATTTTAGGTGAAAAAAACTTTTGTGATTCATCAATCTCAAATAAATCATACTTGCTTACAGTAACTTGAATCTTTGCCTCTGATACCCCAAATTCTTCCGCTAATAAATCTAAATCCTCTAAAGGATACATTAGGTCCTGCTGCTCTCTTAAAGTCTCTAATAGCATAAAATAAATGCCATAACCTTCAACACCTAATTCTTTTCTCAATCTGCGAATCTTTCTGTCATGTCTTGCGTTGCAAAAATGAGGAAAGTAAAATGCTTCTTTTTCCATAATGGTAAATAAAAAAGCCAGACTGCGTAGGAGTGCAAATCTGGCTTCGGTTTTTTAACCCTTAAATAACCCTTTAGCTCCTACCCTAAAGGCTTATCGTTTTACAATATACTATTCATCCATGAATTTGCAAAGTCTTTTGCGAAAAATTCCTGCATAAGTCGGATGGTCCTTTTCAAATTTTCTGGAATAGTTTGGCGCATAATTGTTGTTTACTTTAAATCCATCATTACCGCTTACCATTGTATTCCATCTGATTACCTCAAATATTTGTTTAGCACCAATATGTCGGTAGCCTCTATTAATTAGCTGAAAAGCTAATCGTTTAAACTCTGTGTATATTTGAGGATTTTCTTGGTCGTACTGTTTGAAGCTTTTCATCTTTTATTAGTTTAAGTTTCCGATAGTTTTTATCAAGTTCTTTTGACAGGTGTGCCTGCCACTGGTTAAATGTTAATTCTTTCATAGTTTTATTAAGTAAACAATTAGATAGATTACCCATGTAGCAATGATGCCACACACTCCCATGAATGCCATAAACTCCGTATGCCTTTCATGGTTTTTGCTTTTACCTTGTCCCATGTAATTTCTCGAGCATTACCTCTTTAATTTCATTTGTGACATCTTCATTCTTAATCTTGCCATAAACTACCTGCTGTACTAATGGCATATTAAATTCCCTTGCGCTAAATGGCTTAATTCCTTTTCTGTTTAATCGGTCAGCCACCTCTTTGTATAAGTCCAATTTTCTGATTTTCATATTGTAAATGTATTTCGTAAAACAAATTCCTCAATAATATCACCGTCACCAGTGTATAAAGCTTGGTCATAGGCATCGTTTAACTCAATCACTCCGATGCACATATTACCAGCCAGCATATTTTTGATGTATTCTTGAGCCTGCTCTTGAGTTTTAAATTTTTTAGTCTGTGAATATGTTCTTGCGTAGCCATCCCAATCTCCCTTGAAATGGTCCTCCCATGTAAATCGATAGGCACTGTCTAAATTAAATTCCATGATTAAAATGGTAATGGTGAATTATCGTCTTTTGCATTTGAAACTGGAGCATCTTTTTTGCTGAATCCAGTAGCCTCCCAAGTATCAAGTTCAATATAAATTTTACCACTTTGAGCTTGATTGATATTACAATTAACCCAGCCTTTTTTATCATTTGCTTGTAGGAAAGCAATCGCCTCCTCTGTCTTAAATGATAGCTTACCGATTGCCCACTGTGGGGCATTGTCGTTGTGCTTGAATATAATTCCGTCAGCGAATACTTTGTCTTTCTTTTCCATTACTTTGATAATTGTTGTTTACGGTTTGTGAATAAATTTAGAATTGTTTTATCGCCTCCAATTGTAGTTTCATTAGCGATGAATAAATCTGATAACTCAGTCAATGTTTTGCAGTCGTTAATCTTTTGCTGCCAATTGATTGACTGCTCTTTGCCATGTGTATTTGTAGCATCTGAATCCTTTGTATCATCCAGCGCAAAGAGGCCGTTGAGTGCATACTTTCGAGCGTATGAGCTACTCGCCCCAGTGACCTGCGAGCCATCCATACCTTTTTTACTTTCTTCCTCTCTTGCAAATGCTGTCGATGTGTATGTTTCCTGACCATTTGAAAGCGTTGCAGTTGCTTGGACATAGAATCTATCGCCATGCACAATAATCGTGTCAGAAATCGAAATATAAAAACCCATTGGATTAATGACCTGCTTGACTGATTCAAGGATGTCCTCCGCTGAACGGTAATGGTATTTGCCAAATGAATTGAATTGACCTTTAGGTGCCTTGACCTTTGCTTGGATTTCAGCAAGTGAATTAGTTTTTGACATAATAGATTAAGTTAATAAAATTTGAAATGGTTGATTTTGATATTCAAAGTTGTAAGCTATCCAGCCATTGTATTCTGTCGGCTCAGCAAATTCTTTAGCAAGTTCATTAGGGTAAAGATTATCATATCCCTGCAAAACTATTACATTTCCTGATATGTGTACAGAATAAAAATAATTTAAATCTACATTGTTAAAGTAAACGAACAAGCCTAATGCTTTAAATTTAGTTTCCATGATTGATAAATTTGATAAAAGTTGAATTACTGATTTTGCATTCGTGGCTAATAATATCTTTTACTTGCCATAATTCTGAATTAAATGACCAAGTCATTGTGTAGTATCCAGCTTCGTCTTTGAATTGCGCCTTGATTACTTTCATAGGTTTTGATTAAATAAATTTAAAAATTCTTTTAAAAATGGATTGTCTTTATGTTCATATAATAATAAAAATGATTGACATTCCATTAAAGTGCCTTGATGAAAAGTAGTTTCAGATAATTCATCAACTACTTGATAAATATCGTTTTTTAAATGTATAATTTTCATAAGTTTTCGATAAAAGATACAAGTGATAGCAATGCCATTAGTCCTAAAAAAGTCTTGATTGCTGGAATGATGTCGGCAGTAGTGAAGTCCTCGCCAATAAGAAGTTTAAAGAAATTTTTCATTTTGATAAGGTTAAAAGTTGTGGAGGAATCCGCCTCCACTCGGATATAAAATTATTGCCAACCACCAGAAACTTTGTTTAACATTTCATTTAAAACAAAATCTTGATAAGATAAAACAAGCTTTTCTCCTTTTTCTATTGATAAACCCGATTCAGCAATTTTCCAAATGCTTTTTAAATACGAATCAGAAACAATTTGATTATTTTGATTTTTTAAAAGTAAAAGGTCAATAAATCTGCATCTTATATTTGCCATTTTTGAATCAAATTTTTTTTCGATTTTAATATCATCTATTTGACCTGCAATTACGATTTCTAAATTTGTTAATTGATTTGAATTTTTCATTTTGATAGTGTTTTGTTGTTTGATGTTTCAAAGGTAGCACCATTCTGGAAATAAAAAAACTTTTTTAAATATTTTTTTTTAAATATTTTTCAGGCAACAAAAAAGGATGCCAGTAAAACCAGCACCCTTTCTTCTCAACTAAACCTATCTACTATGAAAACTGTATGCAATATATTAAAAAATATGAGAAAGCCTCGCTACCTGTCCGAATTCTTTGTGATGGATGAAACCTTCGACAGCCTTAGTCGCATGCTGAAAGCCGTTTCTGTGGTGCCAGCTATCTGTGCCACTTGGAGACCGCAGGCTCTCTACTACCACTCCTACATAGTCTTTGCTGACTTTATGGTGAAGATGATGCGAAAAAATATATCTATGTGTAGTATCTGCCCACATATCCTTCGCCTCCACAGCCATTAACATCGGCAAGTCTTGAGGCTTGGCACCATCGCCATGTGTGGACCCAATTAGATTGCTTCCATACTTATAATATTTTCTGTGTGCAATCGAGCAATCAAACGTAATATTTTTGCTAAGTCTAAACCAGCTTTGAATGACATCTGCCAGAAAGAATCCGCTTTGGTAGTCATGATTTGATGGATTGAATACAAAGTGAATATCAGCCACCTGCATCAATAGTTCAATCACTTCAATGTATAGTTTCTTGGCACATAAGAAATTCTCATAAAACATGCCATCAGTGTCTTGTGGTGTGCCGCTTGTGGTAGTTCGCTTGGCTGAATCAGTGTGTAATATGTCATTTCCTGCTATGAAAAGTATTTGGTCGATATTGAATCCATTCGCTTTATTAATGATTCCGCTAACCCCATCCAAAACTCGCTTCGTTGCAATTTCAACATTATACGCATCACCTGTTTCATAAGCTGTAGCAAGCTTACCGATATGTATATCGGCAGGGTCAACAACCAATAGATGACCATCAGAATTAACACCATTATTACTACGGATAATCTCAGGATAAACTGGGGAATAGTCTTGCATGCTGGCAATGACTTCGTCTCTAATTTCTTCATAAGTTTTTTGTTTGTCTCCCTTAACGTGAACGGAATATTGTTTGCCTTTGTACCAGTAATTTGATACGTTTTCAATCGGCAAACCAACTGCCTCACATTCTGTCGTTAAAGCGGGATGATTTTCTTTTAATTTATAACGCTGAACTCTACGCAATAAGTTAAGTCTGAGCCTTTCCTTATTTATGTGTGGATAGATTTCAAGTAAGTGCCTAACGATTGCACCCTGTGATTTAAACTCGCCAGTCTTGTAAAGCTCTAAAGCCTCCTTACTGACTTCTTCCATTGGTTTATTTTGCAATTCGTTGCTCATATTCGGCCATTAATTGGTCCACCAGAAACTCAATGTTATTTGCGAGCTTCATTTTTAAAACAAATGTAGCATCATCTGAATCATTAACCTGCTGCATTACATCCAGCATTATGTTCAGGACCTCTTGAGTTGATGGGCCTTCGTTCATCGGATTAAAAAAAAGGTAGTTACTATCGTTGAAAGTATAAAAAAGTTTCTTTGCCATCCGTTTCTTTTGCGCTTGCTTTCGCTAATATAAAGAGATTTTTCGATTTCGTATATCTTTGCCTGTCTATTATAGTTTTCTTCGCTTAGAATCGAGATATAAGCCTTATTTAGCGAATCCTTTCTGATAAGTAATTTCCTTTCCTTTAGGTCGTGGATAATCGTATCCATCTGACTAACTGGAATGCAAATATCCCTACCGAAATTTGCTGTAATTTTGTAAGAAAATTGTCCTTTCGCTATCTGAGTAAGCAAAAGGAATGCGATTAATAGCACTATCGGTTTTAATGATTTCATTTTTTATTACGATTTGTTGCGGAATTGGCAATGGTTTTGGCTTTTCTTTGCAAGAATTGTAAACATAAGCCGCAAAAAATAAAAGCAGTAAACTGGTTACTGCCTTAATTAGATTAGTATACTGCTCCATTATATTTTAGAAAGCTGAAAGTGCATGCCGTCTTTTCTTGTCCATATGCCGCCCCAATCAAATCCAGATGATGTAAAGCATTCAACGAATTGTTTTGAAAGCTTAGGCGTTTGATTTAGGCCGTTTTCGAATGCGTTAACATCTACTGCAATGCCCCATGAATGTAAACTCATTGATGAAAGGCCACGCTTGTTGCGAATGTTGAAGCATCCATCCCAAGTTTTTAGCTCATTTACCGCCTTAGTGTCGATTAGCTTTTTAAATGCCATTGACAAAGGCTTTACCATGTCCTTATTACAATAAATACGCTTTGGAATCATGCCAATCTCTAATTCAGTTGGCACATCCCACAAAGTCATATTAGGATTGTTTGGGCTTGGTGTTCCGTACTTTTTTTGCGCTTGTTGTGAGGTTACCATCTAAACCAAGTTTTAATTTAAGGTCACTATTTTCACTTCTTAGGCTGTGAACTTCCTGAGTTAAAGCATCTACTTTATCACTTAACTCTTTTACTTTATTTGACATATCCTCTGCCATCTCTCTCCAGATTTTAATCGCTTCTTGTGTATTAGTTATTTCGCTGCCTTGGACCTCGACATTTTCTTTCTTTCTGCCGATTAACCAAGTAACAAATGAAGCAATTGCGCCTGTAATCGATGGCACCAAAATATCGTCTAAATTCATTATGCCCAAGGTAAAGGAAGTACAACAATAGGAGGATTTTTTAAGCTATCGATTTGGTTTACTAAACCGTTGTCAATAGTAAATACATCGAGGCCATTATCAAGCCATGACTCAACCTGTGCCTGAGTTAAATCAGGATAAGCAGTAAAGTCAGTTTCGCTTGGAGTAGGGCAAGCCATAGCACCATAAGACTCAGCGATATATTCGCCATCAGTTGCTTTTCTTCTCCAATGTACTACAGAAACTACATCAAGTAAATCTCCGTCCTGTGGCTTGGTATCAAGCTGTACGATAATCCATTCTAATGCTACTGCCATATTATAATTCGATTTCCTCTATTTGTTTAAATTCTACGCCTGAAATCCATCCATCTAAAAATGAATAAACCTCAAGGCCCTCTGGGTTAATTACTGGAATCGGTGTAAAATCCAAAGTTTCCATAAGTAAATCCTTGATTTGCTTATTTAACTTCTTGACTCCCTCTTTATTAAACGAATATTCACCCTTTTCGTTTTGGATTAAATTACCGTCTTTATCCACTGATGCAGCATCAAGACGAATTTCTTCACGCTTATCGTTAAAATCGTCAATAAAAGGCTTTAATCTTTCACCAATTTTTACCAATTTTTTCTGGCCCTTAGTTTTTGCCTCACCTACATTTGCATTTAATAGCTGAATAAGTGTCAATAAATCTGCGTTTGTTTTCATTTTTATGTTGTTTTTTTTTGCAATATAATAAAATTAAACTATACGAACATAACCACTACCGTCACGATATAAATCGCCAGCAATTAAGCCAGTAGATGTGTTTGGAATATTGTTCATATTAATAGTATTATGTTTGATTGACATAGCCTCAATCCAAACCGCTGTAGATGCTTTTGCTACTACAAATTTAAGCGTGGAATTTACCGATAAGTTTGGCGCAGTAGCGTAAACAAATCCAGCTTGACCAGTATTATCATAGCCTAATCCAACACCTGCATAGGTAGATTCGTTCTGCATTACCCTAACCATTGCATAGAATTGTGTACTTCCAAGCTTAGTTGTAATATTTGTATTTCCGTTAGCGTGAATATTTAAAGCTAATGAAGCATTAGCAGCAGAACTTGCACCAATGTAAACCCTACCATTGTTTTCAATTCTCATTATCTCCCCCGATGCTCCTGCTGGCTGGAATCCTATTAGGTTATTGCTTCCGTAAGTAGCATGGTAAACACCTGAATTAGTTAATGATGTAGGGCTTGACCACATCGCAAGGTAATTAGTTGTACCTGCTCCCGAAATTCCACCTCCTCCACCAGTTCCAATTGGTGTACCATTTACCTTAAATGTACCTGTAATGTTAATATCGCCCGATACTTGCAATGCTCCACCGCCAGTAATACCAGTTGTGCCGATTCCAACTATTGAGCCATTATCAAAGATATTAGAATTGCCAATGTAATTTGAGCCAGTCCATTTGGTAACATAGTTAGTAGTCTGAGTACCTGCAAAGACATTACCTCCGCCACCTCCACCGCTTCCGATAGGTACTCCGTTAATCTTAAACTGACCACTAATGTTTACATCTCCATTTACTTGTAATATTCCGCCTCCGCTTATTCCTGATGTAGTACCTAATAGCATATTCTTAGAACTATCAAGTCGCATAGCCTCAGAGAATCCAATATAGAATCCTAAGAAGCTTGCATTTATAGCCATTGGAATTGCACCATAAGTATTATTTACCGCA